TTAAAAATTCAGCTTATTTTCAATAATTTTTTGATAAAACTTTAATTGTTCATCTTTGACCTTCAGTTGATTTTTTAATTCTGAGAATATTGATTCGATTTCTCTGGTATAGGAATCCTCCGGTTTATTTACATTATTTTCTGATTCACACTCATACATTTTACCTTCTCCCAGAATAAGCCATCTTGCATTTAGATCCTTGTCAAAGTCAAGTATATTAATGACTCTTTCCAATCCAACAGATTTTTTACCATTTACTAAATCACTCACAATTTGTTTTGATACTTTCCATTTTTTTATTAAGTGTGACTGCTTTACACCCTTTCCACTCTGTATCAGAAACCATTCAACAACACGCTGATTTATCACCTTTTATGTTTTTGAAATAAAAAAAGTCATATAATTACTTGACACACGTCATTAAATTACCTTACTTTACATCGTGGTAATACTACTATGGTGCATCTTTAATAAATCAAATATACAACTATAAATATTTTATTTCAATAGTATAAATCAATGACAAAGTCAGAATTAAAAAAACTTAGATCAAAACTACCAAATAATGGGAGCCAATTAATTCATGAAAAAACCAAGTATTCAATTGGTTATATCAATATGGTTTTGGCCGGAACAAAATTTAATCAGAAAATTATTGATATAGCAATTGAAATTGCTATTGAACATAAGAAAGGCCAGGATGAAAGAGCAAATTTAATTAAGTCATTATGAAACTCCCGGAGAATTTAAATAAGATAAATAAAGAATTCATCGGGATCGATGGAGAACTTTATAGGATTAAAATTGAATTGGTTCATTTTAATGATTTTGAAGCCTCTACATTGTATAAACTTCAATCTTTATTGGATCGCAACCTGATAGCCCAGGTTTCCCTTGATCAACTTGGTATAAAGGATCCCAAAGAAAGACTACATAAGTTTGGCCTTTGTATGTTTGGAGGCTTTGATGATAAAGCCGATATCACCAATACAGATTTTACAAATGAGTATTTCGATTGTGGAGAGCGCGGAACCTGCAAAGTAGAAGGAAAGCTTTGCAAACATGTCCGGGCTGAAAATGGATATCTCACACCACGTGAAATTGAGGTAATTAAATTGATTGCCGACGATAAGCTCGATAAAGAAATCGCTGATAAATTGAATATTTCAGTTAGCACTGTTAGTACTCATATTGTTAATATACGTGAAAAAACAGGTGCCTCAAGTAAAGTAGGGATCTGCAGGTTCGCAGTTGAAAAAAGAATTTTATAACCCCGCCCGGGTAAAACTGGCTATTAACTAAAAACGGAGGTCCTATGAATTAATCAAAAAAGGCAGGCTTCATGAGTTTATTGATGTCACTGTAAAAACAATCATTTGGTGAACGGGTCCGCCTGCCGCCCGTTTTTTAGAAATATTCACTTTAAACAACAGATTATGGAAACAATTACATTAACCGATGCCGTCATTTCTTTTATAATAATCGTAACCCTTTTAATTTCATTTCACCTTATTCGTTCCAATTTCAAGAAAATACCCGCAGGTATCGACACTTGCTCAGGCATAAGATATTTTAATAATCAACGACAAATTCAGTCATGCACCTACCAATTGATATACCCTGACTTTAAACGTTTTGTAGTTCTGTCTGACAACCTTCATGATTTATACCATGAATTTATTTTAAAAAGATGGGGAAAAACTGCAACTTTCCCAACCGAAATTGAACTCCCGGATGGCCGTATTGTTATATTCAACAATTCCATCTTTAATGGATATCTTATTACGAAGCAATTTGGTTCTACTGAAGAAGAATTAATCCAGACCTTACTTGATATTACACCTTCAATTTTAGTCACAACTGTCTAATACTCGATATGCTTAAGCAATCTACACCCATTTTGGAACGTACCCGAAGAGCTTATCTGGCTTATTATAAAGGCATGAGAAGTATTAAAACCAGATATCCCTTCCTGGATGCTTCCAAAGAGGTCTCTGAAACTCGTTCTATGATAATTCTTTTAACTGAAGAGCTAAAAAAAAGAAAAGAAGATGAATAACGAAAAGAAGAAATTTATTCCTAAAAATAAAACCGTCTGGTATCCTGATGAAATCGTTTTTTTAATCCAGGAATTTGACAAATATACCAACCCTCAGTTGTTGGAGATTCTTAATTCAAAAAGGTCAAAAAAATTAACCATGACCGTCCTCCGGAACAAACTTTATTCATTAAAACTTTATCACCAAAATAAGCCTCAGGAATGGTCTGAACGTGAAACCAGTTTTTTGATCAATAACTACAAAAAGCTTGGTAATGTGGAAATAGCAAAAAGACTCAACCGTTACAAAAATCGCACTCGTTTTTTTACTGTTAGAATAATTTGGAAGAAAATGAAATTATTGAAACTTAAAAGAACCGAAAGGCAGCTAACCAACATAAGGCAAATTCACGTTATAAATGGCCTTTACACAAATCCAAGATGTGGTGAAGCACACCATTTGTACCGAAAAGAAGGTGAAAAATGGATCCGTAAGCATGGTAAATATAAGTACTGGTTTATAAAGGTTGATGGAAAAATCTTATTTCTTCACCGATACAGATATCAGAAAATTTTGGGCCCTATCATCCCTGGCAATATGGTTTCATTTAAGGATGGTGATACCACCAATTGCAAGCCAGAAAACCTTTATCAGTGCAAACGCGGGAAACACAGTGTTCGTAAAAATAAAGTGTTCGACCCTCACGATCCTTTCTTATCGAATGATAAGGTTAAAAAAACAAAATCTTTTATTGAATCCTATAAGGAGCCAATCTTTAAGCAATCTGTAAATTATTAGAAAAATGAATCGTAACCGACTAATTGAAAAATATCTTGACGGGGAACTTTCACAACAAATGGTTGAAAAAGTTCACTGCTTAATTAAAAAGGACCCTGCTTTTGCAAAAGAACTTCAGCTCAGGGAAGAAGTGAATAATGCGATTCTTGATGATGGCCCGGAAGCATTGTGTGATTCACTAAGAACAATCTTAAAACCGGTTTTTTGATATGAAACAAAAGAAGTTTTTCGAAACAAAAACCTATTTTGAGGTTATAGCGAAAATTGAATCGCATATTTCCGAATCAAAAGCTGTTGATACATACCAGATAGCCAGGGAAGTCAGGAACGTTTCCTCAAATACCGTTCTCATATATTTTTCTCACTATCTAAAATACATTGAAGCCGCCAGAACTCTCAGAAAAAGCAATGTGAAATTTATCACCGGTTTATCTCCGGTTTCATTTGATGATCTTGAAGAGAATATGCCTGTTTGTGTTCCAATTCCCGGCTTTTATACACCATTCAAATCGGTTGTTACTAAAATTAACCGAGATACCAGAACCTTCATGGTTAGAAAATGCAACCTCGAATTTTCATCCGAAACATTTATACAAAAACCCAATTAATATGGCACTAACAATAAGACCAAACACTCCTGAAGAAATGAAGCTCATCGAAGATGCAAAGAAAGCAACCGGCAACAGTTCAGCCTCAAAAGCGTTGATGGATGCCGCTCATATGGTTGTATATCAATTGCCGGCGCTTAAAAATGAGCTTGCCGAACTACAAAAGAAAATATCTGATATAAATAGATCAGAATCTGAATTGTTATATATGATCGCCCGTAAATCTGATCTACAACAAGAACTCACAGGAATTGAAAATAAAATAAAAAATGCAATCAAAACCAGATCCGGATCCGCAGCTGCAGGATCTTCCGGTAGCAGATTTTGATTGCAAATAATTACCGGTATTCCCGGAATTCAAAATTAAAATGATTGCAAACCAATTATAAATCAAAAATAACCTGCCTATGTACCTCGAAAATCACGGTGAAGAAATAAATACTTCATCAACAAAAATCCAGTGGACAGATAATTATGGCCTTTTCAGTTTCTTAAAAGGTAACCGCGATCTGAATGAAAGAAAAATCAACAGCATTGTAGAATCTTTTAAAAACGGCCTCGACCTGTTTAAGTACTGCCCAATCCTGGTCAATTCCGAATACTATATTATTGATGGCCAGCATAGGTTTTATGCCTGCAAAAAACTAAACCATCATGTTTTTTTTATTGTGGTCCCGGATTTTTCGCTCAGGCAAATTGCAGAAATGAACAATAATTCTTCACGCTGGAAAACGGTTGATTTTCTGAATTGTTACTTGGACGCCAAAGTGAATTTTGAGCATTATGAATACCTGCAGAATTTCATCCAGAAATATAAAATCAAGATTTCCGTGGCCATCTCACTTTTAATGGAAGGTAAGGTTCCACAAGGTGGATGTGATTCATTGGAAGACTTCAAAAATGGTGAATTTAAAGCAATTCATAAAGGCAGTTCAACTTCCTTGCTGGATATGGCATTCTCATTCGCACCTTATTTTAACGATTACCGGTCGCGGATATTCCTGAAGGCCCTGGAGCATTTAAATAAAGCGGGTAAATACGACCATGAAAAGATGATTGTTCAGTTGGAAAAACACGGCCTTACAATTGACAAGCAATATAATTATAAAGATTACCTCTCTCATTTGGAGGAAAAGTTCAATTACCGCAATTCAATCAGAAAAGTTATTTATTAATTAAAAAGCTATGGAATTAAAATTAAAAGCATACCCGCTCAGTCCGGTCGAAAGTAAAGTATCCGTTCATGATATCATTAAAGCGTACGATTTGGAATCCCCTGTTTTCAGGGCAAAGTTCCTGATCCTTTGTGCAGATACCATGAGCTTTCAGGACTTCTATAAACTCGATGAAGATCTCAAGGCAAAGTTTATAAAGAGCCTGAATATGATCATAGATGACCTTACCGGCAACAATGATTCAGAAAACAAATGATGGATCCATTTATTAAAAGGCGTTACAATATCACTTACACGCTCAGGCAAAATGGGTTCAAAATCAACAGCAAAAGAAAGGAAATCAGTATTTATTTCCGCGAAATACCAAAAATAATTGACAACAGGCACATCATCGAACTGGTTAAAACTTACTCCTATTCGCTGGTAGAAAACAGACAACTTGAATTGAATTTATGATTAAGAAAGAAATAGTTGAACAGATTAAATCCAGGGCAAAAATTGAAGAGGTTGCCGCTGATTTCCTTACACTGAAAAAAGCCGGAACCAGCCTGCTTGCCAAATGCCCGGAGTGTGGTATTGAAGGGAAAGGGAAGGGACTGAGTATTTCACCTAAAAAACAGATATATAAATGTTTCTCCTGTGGTTATACCGGTGTTTCGCCCATCAACTTTGTGATGGAACGCAAGCTTTGCAGCTATCCTGAAGCACTTAAGGTATTGGCAGATAAGTACCAGATTACAATTAACGAAGACCCGGAACCAATAGGACCACAGCGTAAAGTAAAAAAGGGACCTAAACCATATCGTGATGTTCAGCTTGAAGCTTCCGGCCTATCCGCTAAGGATATTACCATTAATGCCTGGGTTGATGATAAAACTGTAAAACGTGCCGAGGTTTACCAATCAGGCACCAGGGACCAGTTTTACAGGATCGTTCCCGGCGACGATATGATCATTTGGTATTATGACCTTGAAGGGAAACCGGTGTTGTATAAAAAACCAAAGTCCTCACAATTCGAGCACCTGTACAGGGTAAGGTGGCAAATACCGGAAAACCATCCTGATAAATATGGCCGGCCCATTAAGTATCAGTCACCCTCCGGGTCTGGATCACATTTATTTATTCCTGAACCTGTTCGACAAGCTTACAAGGACCAACGTATCATCAAACGATTATTTATCCAGGAAGGCGAAAAAAAAGCTGATAAGGCCTGCAAGCATGGTATTATGTCGGTTGGAATTATGGGGATCCATAATATTGCACAGCAGGGACATTTACCACACGATTTGCAAACGATTGTTCAAACATGCCAGGTGCAGGAAGTGATCTTTGTTTTGGACAGCGACTGGAACCAGCTCAGCAATAACCTTAAACCCGGCGACAGGGTCGATCTTCGCACAGCTTCATTTTATAAAGCAGTTATCAATTACCGCGATTATTTCAAGGCATTTAATAATATCGGAATTTACCTTGAATTGTATTTTGGTTATATAAAGGAAAATGAGAAAAAAGATAAAGGCATTGATGACCTACTAACCAATACTTTAAAGGATAACGAACTGGAGCTCCGTTCTGATTTCGACCGTGCAGTCAACGATATTAAAGAGAAAAACGGGGAAGGAAAATACATCCAACTGCATAAGATCACTACACTTAGCGATCCGCAGATCATGCAGTTTTGGGGATTTGATGATAAAAAAACTTTCCTGAAAACATATAAAGATTATTTACTCGAATGCTTTCCGAACGGTGAAGTTTTTAAAGTTGGTAATGTAGAATGGCGATGGGATGATGACAAAAAAAACTTTGTGCCGGCCCAAGACATTACCGAAAATGAACAGTACTGGGAAGAGATTGTTTGGGAAGATGCCAGGGGAAATGAAAAGAAAAAGCTTCAGTTCGATTATGTGAATCTTAAAAAATTCCTTCGAAGCCGTGGGTATGGGAAAATACGTATGGTTAACGGTAAATATCTTTTTGCCAAAGTTGAAGGCAAGGTGGTATCGAACATAGAAGCCAGCGAAATAAAGGATTATGTAGTAGAATTTACAGAAGAAATTGCCCCTAAAAATGTACAACAATTGATTTTAAGGGGTGCTAAAATGTACCTGGGTCCTGAATCTTTGGGCAACATGTATAAATCCGAACCCATTTTTTCAAAACCGGCCAAAGAATATCAGTGCCTGTATTTTAAGGATAAATTCTGGAAAGTATCTGAAAAGCTTATTGATGAAAAACCATTAAACCAATTGCAAAATTTTATCTGGAGTGATAAAATCATTGATTTCAATGCCACAAAAATTGATAAGCCGCTTGTGTCGATTGACAAAGTTACCCAAAAACTTGTCAATTCATTCCCCGAAGAAAAACAGGCGGAATTCAGCCGCCTAATCGGGCAATACGAAGTTGAGCTAACTCCTGAAGGAGAGAAATGCGACTTTCTTAAGTTTTTACATAATACTTCAGAATTTGCCTGGCGAAAAATGATCGACCCGAAAACACGCAAACCACTAGCCGAAGATACCCGCACGCTTGACGAGAAATTTGAAACCAGTATGCACCTACTCAGTAAGCTTACAACCATTGGTTATTTGCTTCATGATTACCAGGATAAATCATTGGCAAAAATGGTGATCTGCATGGATGGCCGGTTGAGTGAAGTTGGCAAAAGTAATGGCCGCAGCGGAAAATCAATTTTTGGGTTTTTTATTGGCAAAATCATTCCTCAGGTATATATCGGCGGAAAACAAAAGAAACTCACAGAGGATCCTTTCCTGATGGAAGGTGTAAACGAAAAAACCAAAAATGTTTTTATCGACGACACCCGGACCAATATTGATATTGAATTTTTCTATCCTCACATTACCGGCCAGTTTGCCGTAAGGCCATTGGGCGAAAAACGTTTTTATTTACCTGAAGATGAAAAGCCAAAAATACTGGCCACCACCAACCATGGGGTGAACGATGGAGGCGGTTCGTTCCGCGACAGGGTGATGATGTTGGCTTTTTCAGATTTCTACAATGAAAACCATAAACCGGTCAATGATTTTGGTTGCAATTTTTTTGATGACTGGGACACCGGCCAATGGAACATTACTTTTAACCTGGCTGCCACCTGCCTTCAATTGTATTTCAAATATGGCCTGGTAGTTGCCCCGCTTCGAAGGCTCGAACTCAGGAACCTGCGGCAGAAAATGGGTGAAACCTTCCTTACATGGGCAGAAACTTATTTTTCTGATCAAAAGAATATTAATGCCAGGATACCACGCAAAGAAATAAATGATGCTTATGAAGAAGCAGTTCCATCAGCCAAAAGGTATGGAACACCAAACAGCTTCAGTGAAAAACTGACTGCTTACTGTGAGTACAGTGGCTACAGGCTTAATCCTAAACTTTACGATGAAAATGGGGTTCCCAGGAAGTACGATAATAAAGGGAAACCCATTGTTCATGATAAATCCGGAGGTATCGAGTATTTCACTATTGCGGACGATAGTTATAACGAAATCTAAATTCTATAAATATGGGAACACTCATTGCAGAATTAAAACAAAAGGCAAACCTAAAAAACTATGAACAACCCTTACAGGATGATCGTGGTTATTATTACGACCACCAACCTGAAGGTGCCCGGATTGCATCCATTGAGGATTTTTATGATGATAACGAAAAGCTGATCATTGACAAGCCGTACATGGTTCATTCATATGTGGATCCAAACCGGTATTGGTGCAAGCGTGTTAAATCCACTTTTCCTTATCCGGGGACCGATTTTGAAAAATTTTTAAACAACAACCGGATTTATGTCTTTGCCTAAAACGCAAATAAATTATCATTTTATGCAAATTAATTTACACAAAATGCAATCATCTTTTTATCTGGCCACCGGCTGCAGCGGAAATAAATGCAATCAATTTAGCGGATATCCGCAGCTGATCAGCCTGGTTCCGGATTTGAATTTGATTGCAAAATATTAACCTTAAAAAATTACAGATGACAGGAAAATACTTAATATCAACCGATAGTTGGTTTTTTGCGCCGGATGGCCGCCAGTACAATGCCGTTTGGGGCGAAGTTAAAATTTCAGAAGATACTTTTTTAGGTATTAAAACTAATCGTAACAGCTCAAACTGGTTTGCCATTGTTGGCCCGGATCATAATCATGTGGTAATAGCCGGATGCCAGATCCATTATGCTGTAAAATGCAATTCCCGGCCAAAATTTAAAAATGTTGCAGATTTTAGGGTTACCGATAATGGCCTTAAGGAATTTATCCGCCCTTCTCAAATATATATTGCAATATAAGATGAGAATCATAAAGCTGAGAATATTACAGATGCTCTTACTGATAAGCCTGGTATATTTTCTACCATTGTTCCCGATCAGCTTTACGGTATTAATCATTACCGGCCACTCCATCTAGGGATGGCTCGCTAACTGGATCAATAATTTAAATAGATAATTATGCAATTACACTTTTTAAAACAATTCCCCTGGGGCGAACCTACACACTTTATTGAGAAAATTTGGGCAGGATTCAGCCATAACGACTTTCTACGGGAACAAAGGGACGGCTGTTGGAGTACCGAAGCTTTTAAAGAAAACTGGCCGTATGGCGATTGTGAATCCTTGTGGGGTACGTTTATGAATGCTAAACCTAAGATACACACCATGCGCGATGATATCAACAATCGCTGGCACGATGGCCGGTTGATCCATTTTGTACAATGGACCGGCAAGCCATACCGGTCGAAAATTTATCAGTTTGCCCCGGTGATACCTTGTATGAGTGTACAAAAGGTATTCATGAGTGTTGCAGATTTTCTGGAAGTCACTATTGACGACAGTTATTTGTATTATAAAGATATTTTAACCTTGGCCATAAACGATGGCTTTAATAGCGTAGAAGAAATGCAGGGCTGGTTTTTCCCTCCCGGCTGCAGGCATGATAGCTGGTTAGGTAAAATTATTCATTGGACAGACTTAAGATATTAATCATGAAAGTATTAAAAAGACTTATTGGATTTGTGGGGCTTTTATTAAGTGCTGCATTGTTTCCTGTAATATCAATAGTAACAATAATAGGCTGGGGTTTTGATAAGTTTTTAAACCCTTATATATATATCCTTAAAATGATGGAATAACGCAAAGATTAAAACCGTTTTAATGGGTTTAATCGACCGTTATCGTTCGTCTTACGAAGGCTGAGCGGAGCCGAAGCCGAGTAATATGAACGGCGCGCTGGCCGATCATCTTCCCGGAGCCAGGAAAACGATGATATGATAAAATATTAATACTATTCTTTAAAAAGCCCTTCCGGGCTTTTTTTATTATCGTGAGTACATTGTATCAGAATTTGATTTATGTTCGTATAAGTGGCATATTTAAGCACGAAGTGGGGTAAGCATCAATATACGTTATGTACGAACACCTTATTCTTTATTCTTTTCTTTTTAAAATACATTTTCCGGTATTTTTAAAATCATTAAATTTTCCCGCACCCCTTTTATTTTTTATAAATATATAGAGTACAACAGTACTTTTTTTTAGATGGTCGAAAAACGTTCTTTTTTGGCTATATATATACTTTATTTATTTAATTATTTTATTTTTTATAAAAATAACTTATATAAAATAGTATTGGAAAAGTGTGCAAGTGTACGAGCTTATATATTTAATTGATATATAAGCACTTAAATAGTACACATTAAAGTGAACGTACTTGTGCAAGCGTACACTTTTGTACTGTTTGATTTTTAAAAATGTCTTTTTTTGAAAAAAAAGTGTACTTCTTATTACTTTATTCTTATTAAGAGTACACTGTATATTATTGATATATAGCTTATTAAATGGTGTTTTTTTAACCCGTACACTTGTACACAAAAAAATATGTAGCGAGAACAAGCCTGTTTTGTTTTCATCATGGTACTTTTTTCAACTTCATTTATTTTTGGATTATGGGCAGTACACTGATCACGGTCAATATTCCAATCAAACCTTACCTGAAGAAATTCCTTTTGCATCACGCCGAAAAAAAAAAGGAACCCATCAGGTTCCCGAATAAACATGATTATAATATATTACTTTGGCGTCTTGTAACTAATTATAACTCACTTAAATACATTCCAACGGATGATAAAGAAAATGTAATCGAATATTTCAGGCCGTCTGTCCAGTCTTCAGCAGCCGAGTTTGTGAGCATAATTCTTCCTTTTAACGACCGCAAGGATGTGCGATCTTACAACTACTTATCAGTTAATAATAAGAAAGCGTTCAGGAAAGAAGTCAGGCTCGATTTTAATTTTCTTTTTAGTAGGGCATTACGAAAAGGATTAAAAGAAGGAAAACAGCGGATTGAGATCGTGCAGGAATTTAAAAAACTGTACAATATCACCGAAGATGAGCTTAAAGATGAATCACTTTATAGGTATTCATCAAGGTTGTTGGAAGAATTATAATTTAATTATCTAAATCACAGTAGTTTATAAATTTTCTCAGTTAATCGTACAATTTGTCCTACCATGTTAGATCAAAAAAATGAAATATTGGCTCCGGTGATCACCAAAATCTTTTACCAGTTTCGTAATAATATACAGTCGGACGGTCCCGGATCAACTCCTGGTAGTTGGATTATAAATTTATATTCTGGATATTCCTGGAAAGAAATAAAATTTTCGCCCGGTACGGCTGATTTTGTTCAAACAAAAAAAAATACCGATGCCGGTGATCTGTTTGAACAAAAATTACAATTCTCAATCCCTGGCGATGATTCCCTGAACTTTGAGGGGCTCTCTGATCTTGACCAGATGCCGGTCGTGGTTAAATTTGAATACTCATCAGGTCTGGTTAAATTAATAGGTACAAAATCTGTTCCTGCAGAATTCACGGACGATTATTCATCAAACCGGACATCAACAAAAGATATTCTTGAATTTTTTTGCAAGGCAACCCATAGGGCATATACGCTCTAATCCTTATTATATCAGTCCTTTTGCTTTATGATTCACATATCTATTATTGTAAGGTAATAGATTTATAATGAATATTCCTTATTTAATATCACAGGTTTTCAGGGGAACCTGGTTTCTATACCCGCAAATTGCAGTTGGTTTTGCTGATTTCGCGGCAAATCTTATTGCAGGTAAATTGTCGATCGAAGAAACTAAAAAACCTTTCAGGTCATTTTTTAGAGATGAAAATGGAATCAAAGGTTTGCTTTTGGCTGCTGAAGAAGAGAACCGCACCGGTTCTATTTTTGATGCCGCTCCAAAAAACTCAGTAGCCATCCTGCCTTTAAAGGGGCAGATGTTTAAAGAGGACACCCTTTGCAGCTATGGAACCGAAACAATTGCCTCTTATATCCGCGAGGCAGCTGATCATGAAAATATAATTTCAATTGTTTTAGATGTAGATACCGGCGGCGGTGCCGTTGATTCCGTTTCCCCGATCCTGGATGCGAACAATTATGCAAAGGAAAAAGTTCCGGTTGTTGCCAGTGTCGAAATGGGAGCTTCAGCAGGATATTATGGAATATCCAATGCTGATCTGATCATTCCTTCAAACAATATTTCATCAGCCCTGGGTTCAATCGGTGTGATGTTTACATATGCCGACATTCAACCTTACTGGGAAAAGCAGGGATATAAATTCCATACGGTTTACGCCCCTGAGTCGGATCATAAAAACCTTCCATTCGAAGAGCTTCTGAAAGGAAATTATGACCTGATCAAGAAAGAAATGCTTTCACCCATCGCAAGGCAGTTTCAAAAAGACGTCCGGGAAAACAGGAAAGGCAAAGTTGATATTACAGTAAAAGGAATTTTAAACGGCCGGATGCTTTTTGCAACCGATGCCATTAAACACGGCCTGGCTGATGAGCTGGGAAATGTGGACCATGCAATTAAAAGAGCCCTTGAATTGGCTAAAAAACGATAATTCAATATTTTCTAACTAATCCGATAAAAAAATGGATAAAAAATTAATCGCAACAATCCTGGGAATACTTGGATTTACATCTTTGGAACTGAATGATGGAAAAGTATCCCTCAAAGAAGATGACGTCGAAAAGCTCCAGGCGCATCATGAAGACAAATTCGGGGCTGAGCTTGTTTTAGAGGGCATTTCCTATGATGATGATGGCTACGCATCATTTCAGGAATCAGAAATTCTGGCTATTGAAGCCGCCCTTGCTAAAGAGGCCCCTGTAAAAACTCCAAAAGAAGATGAGACAGATGATGAGATTGATGCCGAGGCATTGAAAACTGAAGTGATCACCTTAAAAAAGGAGAACAAACAATTAAAATCAAAAGTTACAAAACTTGAAAAAGCAAAAGAAATAGCTGAAGCCACAGTTATTAAACTTGCTTCAAATTCGGAGGAGGACATTATGAAAGCTCACAATATCGACCCGTTGAAAGGAAGGCACGCCAACTTTAACCATTCGAAAACTCATTTGTTTTCTTCTGGTAATTCGTTTGACGCTTTCGAAAACAGGCCATGGAACCAGCGTGCAGCCGGCCAGATCAAAGCAGCAACCGATTACACCGAAATTGATATCACGCGTATCAATGAGGACCTGGGAGAATATTACCGCCAGGATAAAACTGCCCTGATCTCTTTCCTTCGCGCAAAAAACCGTTTACCGGCATTTTGGAACACCGTGTCAAATGTGCAGGATAAAATTGCCTATGCAAAAGCATTTACAGGTGAAGTTACCCAGGCACGAAAGAAAAAATGGTTACCCAAAGGTAAATTCGAGTTCCAGCCTGAGATTGCATCTGTTTTCCCGATCCAGATCGACCTTGAAATTAAAGGAAGTGAGCTGCAAAGTTTTGAAACAAGCTGGTTGAATCACCTGGAAATGATTAAAAAAGAAGGTTCGCAGCCTTACAAAATGTCGTTTATTACATTTTTGGCAGCCGAATTTTTGAAAAAAGCAGCTGAAGAAGATCAACTCGGCCACATCCGCGGTATTTATATCAAAACCGACGATGATGCCGAAACCCCCGGAATTGCAATCCATAAACAGGACGGCCTTTTAATAAAATTCAAGGATGCACAGGCCAGAAGGGTATACAAACCTTATTCATTAGGTGTTCCAACTGAAGAAAACATTGTCGATTATGCTGAAAAATTCGTGAACACCATTCCTGAATATTGGCGTGATATGCCAGGCATGGTTATGTATATGGCCAATTACTGGGTTGACGCCTATCTGAAAAGAAGGGAAACCCTGAAAGGTTTAATGAAGGATTACGATAAGAACAAACTTACCGTCGATCGTCATGAAAATATCCGCCTGGTAGGATTGCCGTTCCTGAACGACAGCAAATTTATGTTTGTAACCACTGATGACAACATCTCACTGTTGGAAAATGTGCCTGAAGAAAAAACCATTCTTGAGTTCGAAAAATCCAAAAGGGATATCGCTGTATTTGGTGATTATAAAATCGGGATTCATGTTTGGGCATTCGGATACGAATATCCTGTCGGGACCGATCTTTCGGATGATAAGCAAATTTTCTTCTCAAACGATATCGAAATCCTTCCAGATCTCTTTATCGATATCGCTGCAGATGTCACCACTCCATCGGTTAAATACCATACTTCATTAAAAACTGGTGTGAACACCGGTGCAACTGCCATTACCGATATCCTTGATGCCAGTGTAGGAGACTACATTTACCTGAAGGGAAATACCGGTGCAAACCCTTCAACAATTGCCAATGCTGGTAAATTCGATTTGGAGGATGACATTACCCTGGATAAAGATACCATGATCATTCTTTATAAAAGAGGAGTTGATGACTTTGTGGAAATCGAACGGTTTGACCTGGCATATACCGGTGTAGTATTCCTCGATCCTGATGCAACCACCGCCGATGCCGACGAAGGAACTCATTTCATTACCAGTGCCAATTCCGGTGCCACCGCATTAACCGATATCGAAAACGCTATTGACGGGGAGATTTATAAACTCGAAGGTGGATCGGATACCGAAGCCACGACCATTGCCCAATCTGGTAAATTCAGTAGAATTTCCGAAGCCATGACCCTTGTAGAAGGTGATTGGATCAAAGTGAAATTCAACGGCCTGAAGTTCGTAGAACTTGAAAGGTATGAAGCATAAACGGGACCCCGGGAAACCGGGCTTCCTTTTTTTAACTTAAAAATTTGATATCATGACATACGTAAAAGTTGACGTTTCAAAACCCGCCAGCCTCTCACCGGGTAAAGGTGGAAACAAAAAAACGATTATCACAATCGTTGATATTGATGATCTTTCGTCTGAAGCGCCGAGAGATTCAAAAGGTATTTTGGTTGTTGGGAAACACCAATTTAAAGATAATGCCTATGCAGTAAAATTATACGGGACCATCGACAGCCTCGCAGGCAGTTCAAATTCTGAAGGCGACATCGATGCGGAAGGATGGATCCAACAATTCGTTCTTGCCCATCCGGGTTCAGAAAAAGAAATTCGTGAATTCCGCGCCAATTGGCTGAACAGAAACATTATGATCTTTGTTGAAAAATGCGCTGATGGATCCGTTGATCAATACGGTGCAAGCTGTGCCCCTCTCAGGTTACAAGTTGCAGCAACCGACGACAAAGACAAAAACAATTCTGTTTTTACTTTTAAAAGTGCAAACAAAGGCCCGGATGTTGGAATTTACCAGGATACGCTCACACTGGCAGCGCCTGTGGACACGATTGATGCCGATGCAACTTCAATCGACCTTTCTGCAGGTGAAGGTGAATACCAACTCACTGATAACTCAGCTGAGGCCATTATCACAACGGCCACAAATGCTGTTGACGGGATGGTATTTACCCTGCTTGGATCCGGCGGGTCCTTCCCATCGGATATTGATTCGGGCAACGACTTTGAACTTAAGGACGGTAATTCCTGGTCAGCCATTGCAGGTGCAAAAATCACCTTTAAGGCTTTCAAAAACGGAGCCGCCACCTGGAAATTTATCGAACTCAGCAGGTACTAATTGCCATAATACCTCCATTATTACTTTCAGAAGTCCCGCAATTGCGGGACTTTTTTGTATGTCCTTTTAAAACATTGCATGCAATTGCAAATTTGAACATTAAAAATATTAATCCATTTAAAATGAAAAAGACAAATGATCCTATCAAAAAAACAATTCTGGATTGGTTCCTGAACGATCGGGATTTTGAATCCGGAAAAAAGATTTTCCTAAAACATGGCGCAAGTATGAGTTTTAAAAACATCCTGAACCGCGGCGGAAACTCGAAAGACAACTATAAATTCCTCTGTTATGAACTTGCAAGAATGGCAGGTATTTCAGAAGGAAGGTATAAGGCCATGCTGAAAGTGCCTCTTAATAAGGTTGCAGAAGAAAAAGAACCGGCAAATGTTCCAATTGATTACAATAAACTTTCTACGGAAGAAATTATTAAATCAATAGAGTTTGTCGATCCTTCAAAACTTGACTATCACCTTTTGAAGTCTGTAATAAAGGAACTTAATATTGAAACGGAGAATAAAAAATCTGCAACACTTCAGGAAGCTTTCAACCAGGCGCGAGCCAAAAAACTCAGTACAGTTGTTCCTGATAAGATAAAACGTTCCATTAAGCTGCGTGAAGAATTCCCCTTCCTGGCTTCTAAAGAATGCCCCGCAGAGCTAAAAGTTTTAGTCTCTGATATGCTTACAGCATATGAAAACTATGTTAAGGGCCATGAGGAACTTATTAATGCAACCGAACCGCAGATCATAGCCGATCTGTCGAAGGAAGTTGTAGAAGACTATCTTGAAAACCGCTCCATTTGGGAAGAATTGAATCATTTCAAAAATGAAGGTAAGATATTAGGAGAACATCCGCTGTTTGCCTGGATCACCCGTGAAAAAGAAATCAGGGCATTGAGTAATGCAGAATTAATTAAGCTCAGGGACCAGTTGAAGAATAATATTCCGCGCACCGAAAAACTGATCAAGGATGAGCCTGAGCATTCACAATTTGGGGCACGTGTGGCAAGACTTGAGCAATTTAAAAAAGAGTTGGAACTGGTAAAATCACTGTTGGAACTGAATGAATAAATTTTTTGGCCTCGATGAGCTTACACGTAAAACAGTAGTTGATCCCGGGGATAAATCTGCCATTCTCCGGGACAACTTTCTGCAAATGCATTCATATAAAGTCGAGAGCCTGAAAAACTTAAACGGGCGATTGCCTGAGCAGGGTGAGTTCTTTGCATTATGGACTTTGAAAAGCTTTAACGCTTTTACGATCATTCCTTATATGATCAGCGTTTTAGGCGGGATTGATTACCTGGTACTTTCAACTTATTCGATAAACAAACGAATTATTGATTCACTAATTAAAAAAATTGACCAGGACAAGATCGGCCATGTAAAGATCTTTATCAGTGATTCAATTAAAAATAGGATGCCTGCAGTAGTTGATCACTTAGAGATGCAAATAAACAACCGGGACCAAATTACGGTTCATTATGCCTGGAACCATTCCAAAATTACACTGATCGAAACAAAAGGAGATTTTTTTGTTTTTGAAGGATCTGGAAACTGGAGCGAAAACGCCCAATTTGAACAATACCTGTTTTTTAATTATAAAGCATTGTACGATTTTAGATTAAGCTGTATAACTCATGACCTTTACAGAAGAACAGATTGAAATAATTGAAAACCTTGCCGGTATGAATTATACCGTAAAGCAGATCGCCATATACCTTGACGTTCCTTTTCGTGTTCTGCAGGACGAATACAATAATACTGATTCTGAGTTTAGATACCGGTACGACCGGGGCATTTTACTTGCCCAGGCTCAAATTGACAATCAATTAATTATTAGTGCCAAAGGTGGAAACATGACAGCAATGCAGCAGTTCGAAAAAATAAGGACCAAACGACATTTTGAAAACACACGTGACCAGATAATCAATGGAGATTAGCGACGACAAATACGACCGCCTTTTGGCTTATATCGAAACAGGAGCCACCAAGGATCTTGCACCCGAAATGATTAACTATGTGGAGCTGTTGGATTTAATCAGAGGGATGTATATGCGGTTCGAAACCCGGGATGCAATTATCAATTTTTTAACAAAACCACCTTATAATTATTCAAGATACCTGGCAGTAAAGTATTTTTCAGATGCCGTTAATTTCTTTTACCTTGATTCTGAAATAAAAAAACAAGCCTGGCGAAATGCCTATGCCGATAAGCTAGACCGTGCCGCTGAACTGGTATTCAGAACGGCCACCTGCCCAAAGGACATTGATTTTTATAAAAATATACTTTACGCCGCCCGTGAATTCCGTCAGTTAAATGTGCCTGAGGTTGCAGACATCCCGGAAGATTTCTTTAAAAAACCCTATAAGGTTTATGTTCTGGATCCGGAAAAGGTCGGGGCAAAACGTGCAAACCGAAATTTACTAGCCAAACATATCGATTCGCTTGATATTCCAGAAACCGAAAAAGACAGGGTTAAAGCAGATGCCGGAATTACAGATGTGAAATTTTTAGAGATGGAGGAATATGATGAAGACCGTCAGGACGATTAATAACGAAACATCAGAATTCAGGCTCACCAATTGGCTAAAGATCGTTGTGGATATGATCAAGCCAAAGTTCCTATATTTGATTGTTGGCCGTGGTGGAGGAAAAACCTCAGATATTTTAGCCGAAAGATCACAGGATATCTGCTATGAAATGCCTGGTGGTCCCCTAGCCCTTGTAGGTGATACATTTATGAACCTACGCAAGAATGTTGTTAAGGCCATTATCGAAGGATGGGAACGCCTGGGATGGAATGAAGCTACTGAAGGGAAGATTGGCCAGTTTGTGGTAGATAAGCCGCCACCATCTTATTTTAAGACGCCATATAGTAGATTTCAAACATTTAAGGACACTATCTCTGTTCATACCGGTGCCAATTTTAACCTGGTAAGTATGGACAGGCCAAGCACCGGTGCCGGTAATAGTTATGTTCATTTATTGGGTGATGAAACAAAATATTTTAAGGAACACAAATTAAAGAAGCTCACACCTGCCATTAGGGGGAATTATGTGCGTTTTGGACATAGTCCTTATTACAGAGGCAGAACGTTCACCACTGACTATCCAGATGCCAATAGCGTGTTTGAGGATCCCTGGATACTTCGCATGGCAAAAAACATGGATAAGAAACAAATCCGTGACATACTTGATTGTGCGTTTGTTCTGAATGAGATCAGGATGGAGTATATGAAAGCGGAAGAGGATCAGGACGAATCCAGGCTTAAGAATATCTCCCGGAAATTGGAAAGATGGGAGGAACGCTATAATAAAATTCGCCGGAATTCTACCCTCTTTTATATCGCCTCGAGCTTTGTTAATGCTGATATACTTACCGAAGGATGGTTCTTTGAGCAGTTTGAAACACTTGAATTTGAAGATTATAAAACCACAGTGCTTTCAATGCATCCCAGCCTTGCTGGTGATCAAATGTTCTATGGTAAACTGAATGAAACTCATTTTTATTCCGATGGATATAATTACGAATTTTATGACCGGTTCGGATTAAGGGATAATATCACTGAAAGCTCAAGGGGTTTAAGGTATATCCGTACACATGAACCAATGGAAGCCGGAGTTGACTTTGGTAATATGATCGGTATGGTATTGGGCCAGGAGCAATTACCTTATTATCGGGTGTTAAAGAATATGCATGTCCTTACTCCTCAATGGATCGATGACCTTGGAAAAAATTATGTCGATTTCTTTTTTGACCACAAACACAAAGAGCTCAATATGTGGTTCGACCGTTCGGCCAATGCATTCCGTAAACAAAAACAGGATTACGCAACTAAATTAAAGAATGCCATCGAGCGGCCCATTAATTCATCAGGGCAACGCAAGTCAAGTGGATGGAAGGTAAACCTGATGTCAGTTGGTCAGAAGAATATTACTCATGGAGAGGAATATGATTTAATGAACGACTTGATGGGAAACAGGACCCCATCTCTTCCTAAGCTATTAATCGACCAGTTTGAATGCAAAGAACTCAAGAGCAGCCTTGAGCTTGCACCTATGATAAAGGATTCTAAAGGCAACATTAAAAAGGTTAAGAAGTCTGAGAAGTTCCCCGTTCATCGCCTTCCTATGGAATCAACTAACTATTCCGATGCATTTAAGTATCTTATTTGTCGTAAAAAGTATTTGGATATTGCCAAAGCACGTAGGCCGGTCAGCATGGGTTCACCGGCTATTCGTTCATACAACAAATAAACTGCAATCATTTCATTAACCAGGTTGAGTTCAGCCGGTTAAAATATGCAATCAAAATCTACTTCCGGAAGATCCTGCAGCTCCGGATCCGGAATTGGTTTTGATTGCAATATATGGTATGGCTAAACAAATCAAGTTTTTCATTCTTGCAAAACTTGAATAGATTAGCCATGATGTTATTGATGCAGCTATTCAATTCCTGCGGAAATCAATAACTGGTTGGAAATTTCTGAAACGTACAATTTATAAGGTGTTCTCATATATCCAGTAAAAAGAAAGTATATGCAATTGCGATATAGGGGCAGAGCGGGTCGGCAGGAATCATCTCTTTGTTTCTTTTTAAAAAAGAAACAAAAGGGTTTAAGAATTGAATATGTGTTAATTGTGATTTTTTGACTTTAAAATAAACCTAAAAGTTGACTATTTTATGACGAAAGTTAAGAAAATCGGGGTTCTTTTTTCTTTTCAGATACCGACCAAAAGAATAAAGAACCAAAAAAGAAAACCAACAACTGAAGGAATTAACTCAAATTTTTTAGCAAAGCTATTTACGAAACTTCACAAAGGTAAAGGACTGCCTCCTGATGGATCTGCAGCTCGTTGAGTTCTTTCATCACGCCTGCGGCGTGATGACCCTAATCCTTGACAAGAAGTGAACTGTTCTCAATTGATGGATGCCAAAAATTTTTTTATTCTTTGGCGCGCCTGATGCCATAAAAAGTCCACAAGGCAGTGGCCTCTATCATGAACTTATATGAACTTTTTATCGAATTTATTGATTCTATCTATTATGCCGGCTATGCCGAACAACTTTCAGAATCTGATCCTGAAAAATTTACCTGGGAATACCAGGAATTTGTTCAAAATATTAATTAAAGTTTAGCTCTGAACTTAGGTTCAGAGCTTTTTTTTATGCTCGTTAAACAATACCTGACATCCTTGTCTAATTTTGATCTTCTTATCTGATTTTCTTAATCCGTTCACTTCAAGCTCCAGTCTTCATGGGTATTCATTTTTTACTATTCCTATATTCCTTTTACCTGTTTAATGAATGATTTTCCATTATGTTTTTATATCGTAATCAAAAATTCTGTTACTAAATTCTAAAATCCACACAGGATCCACGCTTGTTTTACCGCAAGGATATATAAACCTCCGGTCCTTGCCTTAACCTAAGATTTTAAATGAATGTACCATAATTATTTAATCACTTAAAAACATTTAATCATGGAAAATCAAAAAATCAATTTCATCGGAAAAGGAAAACAAAACGGAAATAAAATTCAAATCACTTTTGAATGGGAAACCCTGAAGAAGCTGCCAAAATACGAATATGAAGGCAAGAAATATCTCACTGTTGATTTATTGCCTTTGAAAGAAACAGGCAAATATGGCCATACACACACAGTGGTTGAACACATCCACATTGAAAAAGATCAAAATTAACAAGGGGGGCAACCCCCTTTTTTTATGGCCAGCCATATGCCAAAACAAGTCCCGAAGGCACGGGCATTTCAAAATGTTCAGATATACCTCCAATCCAAATAAAGCTCATTTTTTTATTCAAACCAAAGGCCATAATGCCGGGCAACCTTTAAAAAAACAAATCCCTAATTGTATCGGCATCCAGGTAAATGAACAATTACTTGTCCCGGACTATTTCTATTATCTGGTCCTTAACCTGTTCTTGTCCGGAAAATTCAAGAATAAGATCAAAGGATCTGTAATTCCATATATCAGGCAATCTGATATTACTGAAGCTATTCTTGAATTTATGCTTAACTCTAAACGCTAGAACCCCATCAATCCTCAATTTATTGGCAAAAATACCTACGAATTTTAAAACAGTAAAGGGCTGCCTCCTGATGGATCCGCAGCTCTTCGAGTTCTTTCATCACGCCTGCGGCGTGATGACCCTAACCCTTGACTTTATTTAAAACTTCTCGGTAAATGGGCAATAAATTATTAATTAATGGCGTGCCAGATGCCGAAAAAAGTCCGCAGGGCAGCGGCAAGTATCAATGACTAAAGTAAATAATGCAAAAGAAGCAACTGAAGAAAAAGGTAAAAAAGTTGCTATTAATGAAGCCGCTCAGAAACAAATTGAAGAGCAAAAGGCTATTGAAGAAGCCAAGAGGGTTTTGAATGAGCAGATTGAGAAATTCAATCGCAAAAATCAACTAATTGCCGACAGGGAAATGTTTATCAGGAACAAATCACGATTGAATGAGGCTCTCAGTAAAATTGGATCTGACAGCAATGATTCATTGAACCAAGATGTTTTACGCATTACCCTGGCGACAAATGATTATGATTCCGGTAAGGTTTCATCAATTTCAAACACGCTTATCGTAAGGGAATTCGTAACCTTTGTAAGCCAGAAAATTGATATAAAAGTTGCAGAAATTGAGAAGGAAATCCTGAATGGTTAGTACTTCAAACCCCGATCTTTCGATCGGGGTTTTTTTATGTTCGAATTCAAAAATAAATGTTAAAAAACTTGCATAGTATCATATTTGATACTATATTTATATATATAAATTAATCATTAAAGCTGGCGGCAACAGGGTAAATGCGGCGTAAAAAAGATGAAAGCAATAATTTACAAAATTGGAACTTACAAAAACGGACAACAAATTGCTAAAGAGGTATTTTTAAGTAAAAATTTAGATGAAGTGAAAATAGAATTTATCAGAATGTATGAAAATACAGATTTTTGTCCAGAGGGAACAGATAATCAGCCAGAGACGGGTGAAGATGCTTGGTATTATAAACACTTTAGTGAAGACACAAATAATGTAGCTGTATTTCAGTGTAAAAATGAACATGATCCTTGTTTAACAAACTATGTTTGGACCGGCGGGACATCAAATAGAATGCGATAATGAAAGAAGGAAAATTTACTAAAGACGGGCAATGGAAGTTGCTCGTTTTGATTTTGCGTAAAATAGCAGAATCAAAAGGAATTTCGCAACAGGAAATTGCGAACAGGACCGGCCTTAAGCGCTCAAATGTAAGCAGAATGTTTAACCTTCTTTATTGCCCTAATCTAAGAACATTCATAACCATTGCAAAATCAATTGAGGTGAATTTCTTTTTTGAAGATAAAGAGGGTACCACAGAATTGAACAAGATATTTGAAGCAGCAATGACAGAACTGGGGCGAAGGCCGGACAAACTACCTATGAATTGATGATATAAATATCTTCATTTGTCCTTTACTAAATTAATCTTTGAAATTAACTTTACCCTTGTTTTTTCTTTCATAGGCTTAATTTAGGTTAATTAATTGGTTGGGCACCACGCCAAAGGGCGTGGTGCTTTTTTCTGTCCTTTTTTTTGCCCACCTTCTTTTCCATCTTTGATTTTATAGATTTTGGTAGCATAATAGCCACTAACAAATATGAAAATGAAAGAAACTTTTGTAAAGCTTGCCTTATCCGGACTGGCATATTTTAGCGATATCCGCACAATGATCCATGCCGTATTATTCTTAATAGTTGTGGACTGGATCACCGGCATTTATGCCAGTTTTAAATCGAAAGAGGAATTTAAATCGTACCGGCTAAAACGTACCATTGAAAAGTTTGTTTTTTACAGCCTGGCAATTATAGTGGCCTCCATCCTGGAGATCGAATTTATTGATTTTGCCAATATCGACCGGATTGTCGCCGGATATATTGCCTTAACTGAAGTGAAATCAATTTTCGAAAATATTACCAAAATCACCCATGTAAAGATATTTGATGCGATTTGGAACCTGATAAAAAACCAATATAACCAATCTCGCCATGGAAAACATTAGCGTACACATTACTTACAAAGAAGCAACCAGGAGCCAGGTTGCCATCAAAAAAGGAATTGAAAACATTCCATCCTTCCATCAGTTACAGAATATGAAAGCCCTGGCACAGCGAGTTTTTGAACCCCTGAGGATCTGGGCAGAAACACGCTTATTTATTTCATCATTTTTCAGATCATTAACGCTGAATTTCGCTATCGGCGGATCACCAAAGAGTGATCATTGTGCCATGAACGATACGGCAGCCATGGACATTGACGCCGATGTTTACGGAGGGATCACAAATCGCCAGGTATTTCATTTTATCCGTGACAATCTTGATTTTGATCAGCTTATCTGGGAATATGGAAACGATGAACAACCAGACTGGGTTCATGTTTCATATAGCAGGGGTATTAACCGGAAAATAATATTGCGCGCCTTCAGGACCGAGACAGGAACAAAATATATCGAATTATGAGACAAAAACTCCTTATTCTTTTGTTTATTTTACTATTTATTTCATGCCGGACCAGCAAGAAAATAACCACTATTGACCGCACCACAACCACCGAACACACTATTTCGAAGGATAGTGTTTCGATTTTAAAGAAAGCACAATCGCTTAATAAAGATTTATCATTCAGGCTCACATTAACCTCAATTGATTCTTCTTCTTCAATTGCCGAAAAAATAAGCGAATTTGAACGGGCCACAGGTATAAAATTCAGTCAGGATCAGGTTAAGGATATCTCTAAAGGTAATAATGTGGTCGTAAGTAGCCTGGAATTCAATTATAATGAATCTTCATTAGATTCAACCAATTTAGAATCCTCGGTAAATAAAAAAGAAGAAACCGATACAAGTATTGATGAAGATTTTAAGAGTAAGGAGGTTGAGAAATCCGGCACCAAACTTAAAACATACCTGATTTATATACTACTGATCGCTTTGGTGATCCTGCTCATCGTAATTCAAATCAAATCAGGAAAAACTAAAAAGATTCTCGGGAGAGTAATTTCTTTTATAAAAAAGATATGGAAAAACCTGGGCAGCTATGGTTAGTTTAATTAAACATTCTATTCTGATACCCTCATTTAAACATGGGGGTATTTTTTTTGTCCTTTGCAAATTATTTTTGCTTTCCCACCTTTGGTTTATGCAAAAAATAAATCTTTTTAGTGCAATTGCAGAAATGCGTACCCTGACCGCAAAAGGGATCCCGTTCAGCTTTGAACATTATACCTGGGACCGCGAACGCAGGAACGCCAACGGCTTGCGCCGTGTAGATAAAGCAATATTGAGGCCGGCTGCCCGTGGCGATGATGTGACGGATGCCGATCATAAGCTTTTTTACAAAGATTTAAACATTTCTGATCCGGTAAAGTGCAGCCGGAACTGCTGGCAGATACTGATTGTAAGATTTAACGGTCAGGAAGTAACACCTAAACAAGTTTTTTATGAGAATATCCAGAAAAGGCAACTTCGCCGTAATTGATACGGGAGTCAATGTTTATACCGCTGAAATAACTTCAGAAGATCGCACTCCATTTTCAGGTGTACAACCCTATTTTCAGGATGGTAACAGCAGCGTTCCGATGCGGATCGGTGATTTTCAAATCATTCCCTTTGGCAAAGAGAATAATATGCCTGAAGAAATCAGAAAAATACTTGATGAAAATCACATTACCCCCGAATTATTGGACAAAAAAGCCAATCTGCTCTGGGGACAGGGACCGGCACAATATGAAGTTGTTTTTGAGGAAGGCAAAAGAATTGTTAAATGGACGGAGGATAAAGAGGTTTCAGCATGGCTCAAAGACTGGGATCATGAAGATTATCTTTTAAAAGCACTGGTAGAAACTAAGCATATTAACGGCCATTTTACAAAGTATTATCGCAATCGGGTTTCACGCTCAGGCGTGGATCCTGACTATCTAAAAAACCTGGGTCTTACAGACCGTATCAGCAAACTTGAGCATGTCAGCAGTGTTAATGCAAGGCTCGAATGGCCGGATGACCAGAACCAGGTCAGGAACATAATTACCGGCGATTTTCAACAATACTGGAAACGCGGACTGAAACAATATCCTATTTTCTTCTTTAAAGATCCTTTCCGGTCTGCAGTGAGCATGCGTTACAGCAATATGTACACCTTTGCCCTGGACAATGAATATTCGCGCCCTCCTATTTACTCAATTCTTAACTGGATAAAACTTGATTCGACCCTTCCACAGCTTTTGCTGAATTATAATGTAAATGCAGCCGCCATTCGGCACCATATTAAATCACCGGCCATTTACTGGGCAGGAAAAGAGGATCAATTAAAGAAACATTGCGAACTGAAGGGAGTCGAATATAAGGATTCGATGCTGGAAGACCTGAAGGATGATACTTTTGCCGCTTTTGCAGAGGGGCTGATCGGCATCGAAAAAGCCGGAAAGATGATCACTTCAGAAACCATTTATGACGAAATCGGGCAGGAATATGTTGGTTGGGAGGTGATCACCATCGACCAGAAGGTGAAAAATTATATCACTGCCCAAATTGAAATCGTTAAACGCGCAAAATTTGAAATTACGGCAGCTTTCGGGCTCCATCCTGCGCTGAGCAATATGAGTGCGGACGGTAACCTCCCCTCCGGATCGGAACAGCTTTATGCATTTAAACTTTATCTGGCAACCAGCACTAATATTCAGGAGAGTATTGTTTGTAAGGACATCAACCACGCTATTGCGGTAAACTTCCCGGATAAAAACATCAAGATAGGGTTTTACCATGACCAATTACTTACTGAAGAAATGACCAATCCGAAGGACCGAATTAAAAATAACTGATATGCTATTCAACAAAAATAATAATGGACAGGCCGAGCTAAAAAAACACTTAGGGTTTTTGTATGCTTCAGGAAATTTCGATAATATGAAGACCGATATCATTTTAGTTGAAGAAGAAATGATAGAATATATCGGACAGCCGGTCTACGACAAGGCCAACGCTCACTATATTTCTAATAATTATGGAACGGGCGGGCAGTATAAGCTATTAGATGATTTGGTTGAGCATATTCAAATACCGGTAGCTTATTATGCCTATCATAATTTTGCTTCACATAATGATGTTTCTCATTCAGGATCCGGGCGGAAAGTTGCCATTGATTCAGAAAACGAAAAGATGGCCTGGGAATGGATGATCAACCGCGATGATGAGGCAACCCTGAACAAAGCGCACAAAACCACCGACCGGCTGATCGCATTCCTGGAAAAGAATGCTGCCAACATTTCGGAATGGAAAGATTCTGAAGCGCAAAAACTTGCCCGGAGCCTTTTTATCAATACGGCAAAAGAATTTGATGATATTTTTCCGATCGACAATTCAAGAAGGTTTTTTATCAAAATCCTTCCATTTATCAAAGAAGTGGAACGAAAACATATTTTGCCCGTACTGGGCAAAACGCTTTTTGATGATATGAAAGCAGCCATCCAATCAGGCGAATTTACCGATTATGAGGATATGCTTTTATTGGTGCGTCTGCCATTGGTTTATTACAGTCTCGGCCTGGCCGTAAAAAGATTGTCGGTCAATATACTTCCAAGCGGTATTTTCCAGGATTACATTTCTGAATTTCAGACCCAAAAAGCAAGCAAGCCCGCGCCCACTGAAATCAGAAAAGAAATCCAGGCCTCACTTTTGGCCGATGCAAAAACAGAACTCTCGGCCCTGCAATTGGAGCTTACAAAAATAGCGACCGAGGCGCTTGACGAAGAATATGTGCCCGACAGCCCAATCAGCAGGATCGATCCTGATAAACCAATCCTCAGACTATGAGCACAGCAGATATAAACTATTTGGAAATGCATTTGGAAAGCCTGAAGGCTGATTTCCAAAAACTGGTCCCGCTTAAAAAAACACCTTCTGTTTTTAAGCAAAGGCAAAGCTTAAAGCAACGCATTAACACCATCAAACGGTGGATTAAAGAATTGAAAGATGCACAAAATTGAGTTCCCTGATTTAAACAAAACGATATCCATCCCGGAATGCCTGGATGAATATACCGACCGGCAATTTGTGTTCCTGGTAGGTAAATTATTGGAAATGCACGAAGGTAAACTGTCTGAAGAGGATGTTTTAGCGGAGCTCGTATTTAAATTTTTGGGCATTCGAAAACGCAAACGCTATAAGATACTTCCCGAAAATGTGAAAGAACAAATCAGCGAGAACGTTGCCAAACTCTCTGAATTAATCGGTTATTTGTTTGTAAAATCCGACAATGAGATCAGGATCGACTACACTACTACCCGGAATTTTGTGCCGGTGATCCGCACCTCATTTTTCAGGAGGATCCACGGACCGGCAAATGCATTGACCGATATTACTTTCTTGCAATATAAAGATGCCAATATTTTTTACCGAAACTATATCGAGAGCCAGGATGAATCAGATCTGAACCGGATGGTCGCAGTTTTGTACCGTAGGAAAAACATTTTCGGAAAGAAAATAAAATACGATCCTTCCCGGCTTGAGCATGATGCAATGATCATTTCTAAGGTCCCGTTTAAGTTCAGATTTGCCGTATTCCTGTTTTTTGTGGCCTGTGAAGAATTTTTACACAAAAACGAGATCACCATCGACGGGCAACAGGTTGACCTGAATATTTTGTACGAAAAAACCCTGAAGGAAAAGCAAAAAGAGGTAAAACAAAAGTATGAAGCCAATACGGGGCTGGCAGGTGTAGCCTTTAGCCTGGCAAGTACCGGTATTTTTGGGCCCATCGAAAAAGTTTACCAACAAAACCTTTACGATGTTCTTTTGCTGCTTTACAAGCAACGCATTGAATATTTAAACGATTTAGAAAAATTGTAGCATATGGTGAAAATAACCGATTATAAAAATTACTGGGATCATATGGCCGCCGATATCACCGGGCTCAAATCTGCTGTTATGGTAGCAAACGAAGCCCAGCTGAAAGAAAAATTGAAGGATATTACAGATTTCCCGATACTGGTCTATACGATACCAAGTGCCACACCAGCAAGCCGCGATTCGGACAATACCGCCAGGAAAAACTCCGGGCTGATCTTTGTTCTGTTCAGGGCCGATGCCCAGGACAAAAGCGATGCCTATTATATGCAGTACATGGCCGAAACGCAGCAAATTATTGAAACCATCGAAACCTATATGATTTCCGATTTTCAGGTTTGTGAATCGGATTATCACCAAATAATGGCCGGGCTGGATGTAAACAGTTTTAACCAGGACCCGGAATACAATTACCTGGGATGCGATGGATGGAGCCTGTCGTTTAAATTTGTTACGGAATAAAATATTATTATTTTTATCAAATAAAACCTGATGCAACTATGCTTGGCGCTGAATTCAAATATTTTATTTCAAATCTAGATGAAATGGTTACCAGATACAACGGAAAAATAATTGTTATTGTTAGTGAAGATGTAGTTGGTGTTTATGATACTTTTGAAGATGCTTTATTTGAATCTCAGAAGAAATACAGACCCGGATCATTTTTTATTGAAAAAGTCTTGCCTGGTAAAAACAATTACATACAGCGATTTCATTCAAGAGTTACATTTTAAACATGCGACATAAGAGAATCAGGATCGAAAGAAAATCTTTTTTATTAAGTGTAAAAGTATGCGCTGATAAAGAAAATGGAATATACACCCTATATGCGCCATCACTTAATCTAAGTGGTTATGGAAATACTGCAGCTGAAGCCCATGAATCGTTTATGTTATCCATCGAACTGTTTTTTGAGAGTATAAGTAAATTATCTTGTACTAAGTTTAGCTTTTGCAATCAAAATTAAATCCAGAACCAGGCTGATCAGCTGGCCGGCTTCGCTTATTTGATTGCATTTTTAATACCGGTGGATCCTGGCCAATTTTAAAACTGATTGCAAATTTTAATTTTTTTAGCAAAAAAAGGGGACTTTTTGCTATTTTTGGTATTAACCTATGTTAAACCTAAACAAAATATTATGAACACTTCAGATTTAGAATTATTCGCAACCCTTTATTTTATATTGTCTGTTGCCGTTGCTATTGTGTTTTTTGTAATGGCTGCCAATATTAATCGTTTAAAAAAAGACATTAAAGATTTAAGAAAAATAGCAATTCGATATGCTAAGAAAGACAATATTGACTTATCTTGAGATTTAATATCGGATGATTTACATTGTTCTAATTGGTATAATTGGTATTATCTTTTTTGTATCTCTACAAACAAACGATGATAAAAGAAAGAAAAATGGAGTAAAAAGTTCTGAAGATAATACTCTGAATCCAGATATTTACAAAATCTTAAATTTTAAATCAGATAAAGCCTTTATACAACTTGCCGGAATTCGTCATGCCAGGATAGGGAATAAACTTAATTTTAATATTGGTGAGCAGGTTTATTTAATCCCGGAGCCAGAAAATAGATTTGATAAAAACGCTATTAAAGTTATTACTTCTTCAGGTATTAAAATAGGATATATTCCCAAAAGTGCTAATATTGAGATATTAGACTTGATGAGAGATGGATTTTATTTTATTGTTAAAATTTCTATCATAAATTTAGAAGAACCTGATTACCCATTTGCTATGTTAGATATTACAAAAACCAAAGACACTTCAATATTTAATTTAACAAATTTAGAATTAGAAGATATCAACAAAAAAAGTATAAACAGAATAGATAAATATAAAAAAGACTCAAGATTATCTTTTGAATTATCACAAAAGGGACTTGAATTGGAAAAAGATGATAATATTTATGAGGCAATTAAATGTTTTGAGAAAGCAATCTGTTTACCTAATGTACCTCCAATTTCATTCAAAAGGCTATATATATACTATAGAAAAATCAAAGATTATAATAATGAAATAAGGGTGCTTAAATTAAACATCGAATATATACAGAATTCAAAAATAAAGGATTATCTCAAAAAAGATGAAATTACAAATATTAAAAATCGAATAAAAAAGGCAAGTTTATTACAGAATAAAACATAAGCACCTTCTTGCTTCCCTTCCATTATTTTCATATATTTGCTCTAATACTGAAAGTCTTTACTATACCCGGGCGGGTTCGGAAAGGCTTAAAACAGGGTGGGTTCCCACCCTTTAATTTCCGATAAACATATTATTGTTTAAGCATTTGCCGGCAATGGCAATGCATTTTTTAAGCTAAATCTTGCATACGCATGAAAAATGTTCGTATATTAGCAATGCATAAGTTTTCAAAGAAGGGTAGTGAAGCTGCCCTGCATTGTCCGGGCTTTTTTTATGCCCCTAATGATACAGCAGCGCTTTACCCCTGTACCTTGGTTGTAATGGCCACTGTAAGCCCTTCTTTGGACTTATGCAGCAGGAAAGGAAGCGCTGCTCTTTTAACTGCCTCCCAAACTAAATCTTGTTGAAATGCATAAAAACAAAGAACACCTAGCCACGGCCTGGGACAACCTTACAGGTATGTACGGCCCCGAAACTACCCAGCAAATAAAAAAATCTTTATTCATCGTCCAGAACCGCCTGCTAATTTACGATAGCCAAAAAATTGGTCAGGATGAAAGCCTTAAAGATGCGGCATTCGACATTGAATTGTTATACCGCTTTATGGATGAAATAGAACTGGGTGCTAACTATGAATATTAAATAATTGAATTAATAACCAAAAAAATTAAATAATTAATTTATGGAAATCATAAAAGTTAATAAACAAATAAGGCATCACATATGGGTAAAACTATCATGTGAACATTGTGGTGAGATTGTTGATGATGCATGTGGTCTCAATAATCCGGAATATTTTTTTCAAATTATTCCAGATATGGAGTGCCCAAGATGTAAAAAAAAGGCAGACGGCCCAAAATTTTTTAAAACTCAAATGGAAATGATAAGCTGGTTAAAAACAATAATAGGAGATTGTAATGCATGAATTTAAACTTTATAAATTGACACATACAACCGGATCTGCAAAAGGGAAAATAGATTATTTTAATGCTTGTTGCAAATGTGGAAGAATTAGACATACAACTATGGAAAATGGTTCTTGTAGTGGTACAATGCATTCTAATTGTAATGTAAAAGCTTTAAATATGGTTTTAGTACCTGATCCTTTGAAAAAGAATTATAACTAACCAATTAAATAATTAAGATTATGAAAAATGAGATCGTAAAATTTACATTCAACGAAACAGAAGTTGAATTTGAACCATCAAGCAAAAACAATGTGATGGTAAATGCTACCCAAATGGGTAAAATTTTTGGGAAATTACCTAAGGATTTTTTAAAGAATGATGATACTCAGGCGTTCATTTCTGAGTGCTTAAAAAAGGAGAATTCTCCTTTTTTAAGTGTAGAAAATTATGAAGATTTAATTAGTTCAAAACAAAAATCCGGGACTTGGATGCACCGGGTATTAGCATTAAAATTTGCTGCATGGTTAAATCCTGCATTTGAATTATGGATTTATCTCACCATCGACAAACTGTTATATCAATATGCCAATGAATTAAAAGATGCTGCCTCTGACAAGCTAAAATACGAGAGGTTATTGGAGGAAAAGAAACAGAAACTTCTTTTAAATAATCCTGAATTTGCTGAATATATTGAATTAACGAATTTAGTTAACGATTCGGAGAAAAGGAGAAAAAAAGCAATTACAGATCAGATGCGACAGATCAGGATTGACTTTACTGATACGGAACCTGATCAGGAATAAAAAAGATCCCCGGTATAATCGGAGCGGACACTCCCACCGGGGATCAATGTTTATCAATGACTAATCAACAAACATTATAAAATTATGAAAAAAAAACGTTACTTCAGAAACATTGCCGAAATTGACATTAATGGAACCATCGACCCCGAATGCCTCTGGGAAAAAGACAATGACTGGCTCATCCTGGTTGACGATGATGAGTATATAGTCGTTGCCTACAGTGATCACAAGGAACAGTTCCGTGAAGTGTTCGACCAGAATTAATAAGGACCGCTTTAGAGCGGTTTTTTTATTGGTATTAATTTGAACACCGAGCGTCGTCGAGGTGTTTTTATGTCCTTTTTTTTTCATCCCCCATTCAGCATTTTTGGATCATGGAAGGTAAATTCAATGATCTGGAATTATTGTTTATTCGTGAAGTGCTTGATCAGCATGGCGAATATCTTTCCGATTTGTTTACTGAAGATATTGAAAATAAAAAACTGATAGATTCCGAGGCTTTGATTGATAGTATCGGTTACAAAGTGAGCAGTTATGGCATCGACCCAGTTTTAACTTTTAACTTCCTGGGATATGGCCGCGCCATTGAAATACGCTGGCACAAACGGAGCAATAATACAAAGAACTGGGTAACCGACACCAATAAGGAAGTATGGGGAATCAATAGCCGCAAAAAACGAAAAAAGAAAAATACGCTTTGGTACGCCCGCAACCTGTACGGATCACAGAACAGGCTCATTTCAATGCTTTCATATGAGCTTACAAATGAAGAAAGAGCCCGGCTTAAAAATATTTTGGACAAACAACAAATACAAATTGCCTTATGAGCTTAAAAATTGACAGGCTGCAATTAGAAATAATCATCAATAACGACCAGGCGCGCAAGTCGCTCAGGTTACTCGAAGATGAGGCACGGCAATTACGCAAGGACCTTAAAAAAGTGCCTGAGGGCAGTGAGGAATGGAAAAAGATAAACGACCGGTTGAAATCCATACAACAGCAGCATGATAATTTGATCTCAAAACTTGGGATAGAAAAACTTACCATAAAAGAACTTGGGCAAAGGCAAAGGGAACTGAATTCAATTATGCGTAATCTCGATCCTTCGAGCAAAGCGTATAAGGACCTGGAAAAACAATTGATTGCGGTAAAAAACAGGCAGGCGCAATTGCGGAGCTCCGCTTCTAAAACCAATTTATCGCTGAGTAAAATGGCCGGATCGTTTAATAAGTACTTTTCGATGATTGCCACCTTTACTGCCTCTATCACAGGTATCGTACTTGGTTTTAGAAAAGCCGTTAATATGGCCAACGATTTTGGTGAGGAACTGGCAAACTTATCAGCTTTAACCGGATTGGTAGGAGATGAATTGGATTATCTTTCAGAGCGGGCAAAAGGTTTTTCTGGTTCAATAACCGAAGACGGGATCAGGATCACCAAGTCGGCACAGGATATTGTTAAGGGTTTTACCATTATGGGATCGGCACGGCCCGAATTATTGAAGGATAAAGAAGCACTTGCAGATGTAACTGAACAGGCCCTGATACTTGCGGCAGCCGCTAAAATAGAAATGGAACCGGCCATTGACGCCGTAGCGGCAGCCATGAACCAGTTTAACCTTCCGGCAGAGGAATCCAAACGCATCATTAATGCAATAGCCGCAGGCTCATTGGAAGGTAGCGCAGAGGTTACAAATATAACCGAATCACTTGCAAATGTCGGTACCGTTGCAGCCGATTCTAATATGTCTCTTGAGCAAACAGTTGCCACGCTTGAGGTTTTGGCAGAACGTCAGCTTAAAGGCTCTGATGCCGGAACACAGTTGCGCTCAACATTGATCAGCTTGAAAGCTGCAGGCCTCGGTTATGTAAGTGGGGCATTTAATATGCGCGATGCCATTATTGAACTTAAGGCCAGGATTGACCAAAAAAATACGGCACAGGAAAAAGACAATGTATTAATAGATGTTTTTGGAAAAAGGAACATAACAGTCGGCACCATATTAAGTAAGAGCATCGACCGCTACGATTATTTTACAAAGGCAGTTACCAACACCAATACAGCCGTTGAGCAGGCCATTAAAAATACCGACCACAATAAGGCCAGGCTGGAAGCCGCCAGGCAGGAACTGAATAAAATGGTAATTACCCTAGGCGAAAAACTTGCACCGGCACTTACCTTTTCAACCAGCTCATTTTCGTACCTGATCAGAACCACGGTGATGGCCATTGATTTTTTTGGCAAGTATGGCAAACAAATTCTGATTGCCGTTGCAGCTATGGCCGGTTACTATGCTGCTGTAAAAATTGCGGCTTCATGGGATAAGATCCATTATGGGTTTTTGGTTGCAAAAGACGTTATTACTAAGGCTTATGGTTTTACTGTTGGCCTACTGACCGGTAAAATTAAAATTGCAACAATTGCCCAAAAAGCATGGAACCTGGCACAAAAGATGAACCCGATTGGTGCGATTGTAGGAATATTGTTGGCCGCCGGTACGGCGCTGGCGCTTTACACTAAACGATTATCGGCAGCACAGCAGGCACAAAAAGAGTTAAACAATATTGAAACTATTGCAAAAAAAAGTATTACAGAGCAACGTATTGAGCTTGAAAGTTTATTGAAAATTGCCAGGGATGAAACAAAATCAAAAGAAGAAAGGCTTAATGCAGTTAAACGCTTAAACGAAATATCACCAGAATTTTTGGGAAATCTTACACTCGAAAAAATTAATACCCAAGAAGCTACAAATGCAACAAATGATTATACGGCAGCTCTTGAAAAACAAGCGCGTGTTCAGGCTGCAAAAGAAAAGCTTGTTGAATTAGAGAAAGAACTAATTGACTTACAACAAGAAGGTGCCGGAGCAAATATTAAGTGGTACCAGGGCGCATGGAATTATATTACTTCATTCGGTAATATTGCTAAAGCGACTGAAAAGAATACCATTTCTGCCCTTGAAAATATTAATCAGAAAACCGCAGATATTGAAGCCAGGAAAAAAGCTCTTTTGGGTATAATAGATACAGGCATTGTGCCCGTAAATCAAAAACCAAAACCAAATGATTTTGGTGATGAAATTACATCTGATTTACCAGAAGGTGATATTGTTGATGAAACTAAAAAACAATACGATGAAATTTTGGCCATTATTGAAGAATTTAAGGAAGCCAAGCAAAACGAACTAAGGCAGGCATACCTTGATGAGAAACTGGATAAGGAAGAGTTTGACCGCCAAATGGCCATCCAGGAACTTACCAACCTTGAGGCACAAAAAGCGCTGGCCGAAAGCTATGGATTTAGTACGGTTGATTTTGAAAAACAGATTTTACAGAAAAAAATCAGCTTATTTGAGGCTGAATTAGCGGCACGAAAGAAAGTTAATGATGAAAAACTTGCTGATGAAAAAGAAACATCCGAAGAAAGTAAACGATTAGCAGAAATAGAATATCAGAAATTTCTTGATAAAATTGAGTTACTAAAGAATTTCTCTTCAATAGTTAATAATACTCTTGAAGATGCAATGGCAGGGAATGAAAATGCTTTAAAGGAAGGTGCTCGTCAAATCTTATTACTTGCGCTTGATGTTTTAAAAACACAGACAGAATTGGCAATTGCAGGCGTCACCATTCAGGGATTAGCAACACTTAATCCGGCAGGTGTTTTTAAGGCAGCAGCTAAAGTTATTGCTATAGAAGCTGCTTTTGCGGCTGTAAAAGGTTTGGTGACAAGAGCGCTTTTAGGCAAACCTGAAGTTGCCCAATACGCCACCGGTAACTACCAGGATGTAATCGGGCAACAGGATGGCAGGAAATACCGTGCCAGGGTAACAGACAGCAAGCATCCTTCAGGTTTATTTTCAGAACCAACCTTTGTGCCTGGCTTTGGCTTGTTTGGTGAAACAAAAAAACCGGAACTTGTTTTTAATCCTAAGGACACACAGAAAATTATTGATTCACCTGCCCTTATCCGGGCAATTAACCATACACTAGGTGTAAGGCAGTTTGCAAGCGGTAATTATGAATTCACTAGAACTTCTTCTCCGGATGGTGTTGTAAAAACAGATCCTGTTTATTTGATGGTACTTGATCTTTTCAATAAAGTAAGCGCACAACTTGCAAGACCCCTGAAGGTTGATTCCGTAAAATTTCCGATGCATGATTTTAAAAAAGCATCTAAAGAATATGATGACATTGAAGAATTAGTTAAACGTAAGTAGTATGGCCATTCAATTAACAAAGAAACCTAATAAAGTCAACCTCGCCGGAAATCCAATAAAGGTTGAAATAACAAATACAGATGGTATTGTTTCTTCCCCTGGAGTAAAAGGTAAATTTTCTATCACAACCGGTCTCACTGCCCAGGATGGCGATTCGTTTGAACTAAGGTTCGGAACAAACAGCCTGGTTTTTTATTTTAAAGAAAATCCGGATGATTCTAACTTTCAACTTCCCCTTAGTTCAGGAATGGATATCGGGGAGTATTTGATTGCTATCCATTCCATTCTTATTAGAAATTATTACCTGGCTAAGTTCTATGATTTCAATCCACAGAGCTATGAAATTGCCCTGAATGCAAAGTATATCGGAGATCAATATAATCTTGCATTATATAACGAGATTGGCAATAATGTAAGTCTGAACACGACAATATTGGGTTCACCAATTGTTTATAAAACCAATTATCAATTATTACTTCAAACTTATGTTATAATTGATGATGAAAAGAAATTGATCAGCGAGGATCTTGCCAGTACTGACACTGATGGAAAAGTTTCTCTTGAAATTTCGGAACTTTTAAAAATATTCTTTAAATCTGATTTTATTTTTCCGGAAAGACCAGGCCTTGATCTTTTGACAAAAAAATCAAATTCAGTTGTTGCTTTTCAATTTACAATTGGTGAAAAATATGATGGAATTATTAGAAACCTGACCCCTATTGATGAAACTTTTTTTGCAATAAACGGAGGTGTTTCGACCGAGGACCTTAAATTTTACAATACTTATAATACAAACTATTTTGATTTTTCGAACAACAAAAGCCGATTTTTAACCTGGCAGCCGGATAATAAGATTGTTACTAAATCTCAGCCTGAAAAGCTTTTCTTTTTTACAGGTGAATTAATGTCCATGCTTTTTACCTGTAAAGTCTATTACTCAGATGGAACGGATCATTCTTTTAATTTAATCGAAGCTTCAGATGTACAGCAGTATTCGATTTATGAAATGCCTGCAGGAGTTGAAACATTAGAACTGGAAAAGATATTCCCAGAAAAGAAGATTGTAAAATATGAAATTACGCCTGTTGGAGCAACTACCGAAATCATTCAGCAATATACAGATGTAATTGAAATACAATCGCTGAATACCGGCTGGGACGGAGATAGCGGAATGCTTCCTGTTGGATCTCGTGATCCCCGTTGGCTCGCTGGACTTGGTGACGCTTCAGGTTTAGCTAGTGTTCAGTCTATGATAGCAGCTTATGTTTCAATTCCGGATCCCGGTTGGATTACAAGCCCTTTTAGTAATGCAACCTGGATATCACTTTACGCAAATTCATATCATTCCGGTGATAAAGATTGTTTCTTTTTATTACCCTTTATGATCGAAAATACAGATCCTTCAGAACTTGTCATCAATCTCCATTTTTATGCAGACAATTCCGTTCATGAAATTTATATAAACGGTTATCCACAGTCTGTAAACTTCCCAGATAAAATACCTCAGGCTCCTTCAAACCCTTATAATTATTATGGATTTAACAACCAGGGTGTTCAGGTTAATCTTGAATTAAAAAACAATTGGAAACTGGGTGGTAATAATATCGTTGTCTGGATTAAATCATCTGCCCCTAAAGTGGGTTTTCTCTCACAGGGACTTTCTGTCTCAAAGAAAACAGAACCTGAACCACCTGAAATTATCCATACCTATGATAAGATCCTCTCGAAAAGAACTTATCACTTCGATTCAAAAGAATATGAGGGTCATAAGTGTTTTCTTTTTAGAAATTCTTTCGATAAATGGGATACATTAAGATGTACCGGGGAAAGGATCAGTTCGGTTGATATCGATCGAACTTCAGCAAATATTATCAATGAATTTATTGGCAGTCACCAAAATGACATATTTGTCGAGTATGAACGCAAATTCAAGGCAAATACCGGTTGGACAAATCGCTTAAGCAAAGATCCAAAGGCATTCATAAATTACCTGATTGAATTTCTAAGGTCCCCTGAAATTTATGAAGTAAAAGGCGATATTCTTGTTCCCGTGAAGCTGATCAGTGTGAAAGCAGATCTCCATAAACTGAAAGAATATGTTTACAACCTTCTTTTTGAATACATCTATACTTCGAAGGAAGAATTTTATAGTGATGAAATCGGCATCGAAGATATTAAATTTTTAATGGATGATAATGGGAACCCAACGACTGACGATAATGGCACACCATTGTTCAATTAATTGTCCTTTTTTAACTATTGGCTTAATAATATAATTGCATTATGATTAAACTATCTAACCAGGAATTTGTAGAAGCACTTCAATCAGGGATGATCCTAGCCGGATTGGTAAACGGTGAATGGAAACAGTTTCCGGTTGAACTGCTTTTAGGTGGAGAGCCTATTGAAATTACAGTTGACCATTACCTGGACCCCGATGAAATCTTTCAAATATTTTTAGATAATATAAGTAACGCCTCATTTATTCAAATAATAAACAATTTACAAAATGGCTGACACAGATCCACGCAATGCGATTAAAGCATTGGCTGCGATTACAGCGCAGTTAATTCAAAAAATCGACGATGATAAAGTCGATAAAGTTGCAGGCAAAGGCCTTTCTGAGGAAGACTTTACTACAACGCTCCTAAACAAATTAAATGCAATTACAGGAACAAACACCGGTGACCAGGATGCGGTTGATGTGCCGATTTCGGCAATTAGCGGAATGTCCGCAACGCAGGTTCAGGCGGCATTATCCGAACTGAAAACCATGGTTGACGCGGTTGATACCGACGTTGCATCTTCAATTCTCCCACCGGTTGCCGACAAAACGGCATTGAAAGCCTTAACCGGCATGACCGATAAAACCCTTGTTTTATCCGAGGGTACCGGATTATATCGTTTTGATGAACAATCTGCAGAGGCAGAGAGCGGTGATAATATTGTGGCCCCTAATTCAGGATCCGGACGATGGATTAGGATGAGTAAGGTTGATGTACAACAGGCCATTGATATTACCATCGATGCAATTTCAGGTATGTCATCGGCAAATGTTCAGGCAGCACTTGAAGAATTAAAAGCAGATGCCGATGCTGCCCAGGCCGCCGCAGATGCAGCTCAGTCAACGGCAAATACTGCAGTAACAAATGCAGCAACTGCCCAGGCCACAGCCAATGCAGCTAAATCGGTAACTGATGATCTGGTAAACAATTTAACATTAACTGCTTTAAAAGCTATGATGACCGCTGAACTAACAAATTCAGCTTTGGATGACATTGTAATTAATTACTAATTTTTATGGCCGATACCGACCCACGCAATGCGATTAAAAACTCCACCGGTTTAATTGCAAGATTAATTCAGTGGCTTGATACGAATAAAGTAAATACAAACGATGAAAGGCTTTCTGATAACAGAACCCCTTCTGATTCATCTGTCACTTTTGCAAAGCTTGCCAATGAATTTAAGAATACAGTTGCTTTATCAGGTTCTGAAATTAATTGGACCGCCGGAGATTTGTTCACAAAAACATTATCTGCAAATACAACTCTTACAACTACAAATCTTACCAAGGGGATAAGGGCCCTGATTATTTCAGGGAATTATGAACTAACTCTTCCTTCTTGGTTGCCAAATAATCAGATAGTTGGTGAATATATACCCGGAAGTGACAAGCACTTGATCGAAATCAGGTGCACAAACGCAGAAAGTGGATCGGAAGATGGATGGTGTTTTATAAATAAGGCAAGTTAATGAATAACCGAATAATAGGATATAAAATCTCTGATAATGAGCCAACCATACTATTTTACGATGGGTTTGAGGTTGATTTGAGTAATTGGTACACAGAGGTTGAAAGTGGTGGTTCTGGAGGGGTGGTTCAAAGAAGTGATATACAATCTGCCGGAACTTACTCTATGAGGGTAACAGCAAGTACATACGGATATTACACATTGGCTTCATTACATGGGTTGGGTCTTGAAAATAATATAATTTTTGAATTTGATATAAGATTTAGCTCTGGTTATACAAATCCTGCATCTTATATACAATGTTTTGATTCTATTGGTAATAGAATTCTTAGCCTACTTTATTCGTCTGATAATAAGATTTACTACAATGGTGGTGATTTTAGCGGAATTGATTATGATACATGGGTAACAATGAAGTTAGTCATTAACATGAATTCACAGAACTTTGATATTTATGTTAATGATACCTTAAAGGCTTCTGGTGTTGAATTTGAGAATGTAGTTACAACCCTATCTGAATTTAGGTTTAGAGTTGGTGGCGGTTCTTCAAACACAATGAGAATTTATGTGGATGAATTTAAACTTTATAACTAATGATATACAAATATGCAAGACAGGAAAATGGTGTAATAAAAAAGTACAGAAACCTTCCAAATTCTTTTTATGGAATTACAGGTAATCATGCCGGTGGCTTTGATAGAAAAAGTGATGAAATACATAAACAGGAAGGGTTTTACCCAATTGTTGAGCCTGAAAATCCCACACCGAAAATGCTTAAAAAGGGGAATTTGTTTTTTAATCTTAATCTTGAGCAATTTGAATACGAACTCATTCCCATTGAACCTGATTTGACATTAGAAATTGCAAAATCAAAAAAAATCAACGAACTAAAACAGAGTGCAAACTCTTTATTTCAGGAATCAGAATGGTATTATCATCGAGAGATCAGGACAGGCAAACTAGAAGAGTTGGGTAAGAGAAGCAAAAAAGATATTCCGGATGAAATCCTGGAAAGAGATAATAATATTTATATGGATGTTGACAGAATTGAAACGGAAATAAATAATCTAACCGAGATTAATGATGTGTTGGAATATCAAATAACCATAAATGCTTAATATATATAAAGATAATATTCCTTTTGTACTCCCAACGGAAATTGAAGTTCCTTTCATTTTCCGCTCTCCTTTTTTTAATGATCATGCAAGCCGTACCGGCCCCATCGAGCTGCCTGCCAAAAGCAACATTAATAATTTTCTACTAAATTATCCTGCCCGAAAAACAAAGAGTGAGCTCAGTAAGCAATCATTTGATGTGATCCTTGAGAATTTCACATTTAGAAAATCACTGCTTCTGAAGCTTCAGGAATCCAATTCCCAAAATCATAAAGGAATTCTTTTATTCGACAATGGCAGGTTTTACAATCTGGTTAAAAATGTTTCCTTAAAAAATATAAACCTGGGAACTTATTTAATGGGCAGTACCACCGAAGAAATTATTGAACATGCAAATTCAATCGTTGATAAAATTTACCCTGAAACCAATCATAATTTCCCGATGCTGGCCAGTGAAGATTTTTATGGAGAAGCTAATGAACTGAACCCTGAATTTTGCAAATACTCTAATTTTTATGAAGAAGGTTTTGGTTACCAATTTAATAAAATTAGGAGTGAAGGTGAAGTAATGCAGAACCTATATAACCTGGTACCTTCAATTTCAATATTTTTCATTCTTGAAAAAATCTTTGAGCAATTCGGTTATCACATCGAGGGGCATGGATTTGTGAATGATCCACAAATCAGGAGCCTTGAGTTACTTTCAAACACAGCTCTTGATTTGATTGAAATAAAATATAAGTTACTGGTAGGAATGTTTGTAGCCCAAACAATAGGACTTACAGGCGAAATTATAAAATTTAACAACGATTCGCTTGGTGGGTGTTTCGATCTGGACGATTGTCATTCGATTGTCACTTATAAAACCAAGATAAAAGAGGAAGGCTGGCATCGATTTAAATTAAGCGTATCTGCACTGCATACCGATCCATCACCTCCTACCGGTGGAGTTCCTATCCTTTACTTTAAGTTATTCCTTGATAATGACGAAATTATTCAGCTAGATACATTTACAGAGATTTTAACAGTAACCTGGAATTCTACATCCGTTGAAACTGTTCAGTTTTTTGATCAATCAGCAATCGGGAAAGTAGTTTACTTTAAGGCCTATTTTAAAATTTCAACAGTTGATTTGCCTACGATTGGAAAGTTGAAAGATGGCCGCCTTGAAATCGAAAATATTTCTGCAGTGGCCCGAAACAGGTTTGTATCGGTTTTGAATTACACTGATCATGTGCCTGACATTACCGTACAGAAGTTCATCGAAATAGTTGAACTTTTGACATGCTCTATTTTTGATTTTGATGATAATAAAAGGCTCGTTAATATTAATTTTTTTAAAGATATCCTGAATAAAGTAGATTATAAAGAAGGTATCGGGCAGGTAGTTAAGGATTCTGAAAATATTTTGCATTCCGAAATTATAACAGGGTTTAAATTAGGCTATGAAAACAGCAGTGATATTGATCTTTCTAATTATAACCGCTTACCTGATGTTATTGGAAAACCTTTTTATGCAGCTAATTTGCAATTAAATGATATTGTTTTATCTACGACTTTAGAAAGCTACTTTATCTTCCGGCCCCCGGAAAATGATCCTGATGCAGATCCTGACTGGCAATTTCTTTGCAAAAATGATTTTCCTTATTCACTTAATCCGGACACGGACAATATTGAAGAAAGAACCATCGAAGCTGAATTACCCGAAATGGTCATAAACGATTTACCTTTTCTGGTCCCGAAATTAGAAAACGGTAATTCTAAGGCTTATTCACAAAAAGTGAACGAACAGCCTGTTTCTGTCATTTTCTACCATGGATTGGTCAATAACGATTCCGGCCAGCAATATCCTTTTGCTTCGCCTTATAATCTTTCTATGAATGGCGAAAAGATTGCTGACTTTTCCCTGAAGCCCATTTCTCTGGCAAATACACTATGGATGGATTATATTACCTGGGTTCTACGGAGAATACCTCTTGAATTCAAATCTTATTTGACTTTCAGTTTCTTACAATTACTTTATTACTCAGGCAAATACAGGCTTCAGGGCGTAAATTATATAATCAATTCTATTGAACTTGGAATGACACTCAATTCATTGACCGAGGCAACAGTTAAGACTTTTACTGTTTGATTTAGTATCCGTTAAATTCTTCCTTAAATTTATCGCTTGCAACCCGTCGGAATTTATTCAGATATTTTTGGGTTTCATCCAAGGAACTGTGTCTATTTTGTAATTGTATATCTCTTGAATTGAATCCCTGGTCAAAGGCACAACCGTTTCCTGTATGTTTAAAATTATAAATTCCTGGCTGAATATTAAATTCATCCGCATATTTTCTCCATTCTTCAGCTATACGAGTAGGCGCAATCTCTTTATCACCTGGTTTTAATTTTCTTGAAAAAATAAAAAAATCTTTTGGTTGATTTAGATTCCATCCTCTTAAATTTTTCTTCAACTGATCCGGCAATATAATAACCTCTGATTTTTTATTTTTTGACTTAGTTCCGGGAATAAGAATAATATCATGATCCCACAGAATATCTTTATATTGAAGTCTAACAATTTCAGCCGGTCTTAGGAAACAATAGTAAATTAACTGCGATATGATATAGAGTTCAAAGTTATATTCTGGCAATGTATTTTTTATTACTTCCAAATCTTTTTTAGTAAAAGCCGTTATCTCAGGCTGATCAACTTTTAATTTTTCAATACTTAAAAATGGGTTGAAAGTAAGATATTCTCTTTTATACAATATATTAAATATGGTTCTTAAGGGAGTTAGTCTGTTGTTGTAAGTTCGTTTTGAAATATTTTCATTCAATAAAATATTATCAAAATAATCCTGAACCATTTTTTTGTTAATCTCATCGATAGGAATTTTCGACAATCCATTTTTCTCAAGATATCCTATAAAGTGGTTAACTAGAGAATTATAAGTTTGTTTGGTTCTTTTTTTTATCGTAGAAGTTTTTAATGACAAGGCAAAATTAATAGCCTCTACAATATTAGTAAGCCTTATATCTTGATCTGAAAATGGGTTCCATCCTCTTTTTAAATTAGAATTAATTTTCTTAATTAATTCATCTGCTTTTTGCCTTCTTAAAGTCCTGGTTTTTAATCTTAGACTTATGTACTCCTTAAAACGTTTCATTTCTCCCGTTTCAGGATGCTGGTAGGAATAATAGACAAACCACTGCTTCTCAAGGCAGTTATCCGCATCATTCAACTTTGCTGGTTTGTATTTCATAGCATCAGGTTTTCCCCGCCCAGGGTAAAACTGTGCTATTCTCAGGCTTGTCTTAATTTGTCTTAATTCAACAAATTACTTTTTTTTATTATAATACTTATCAGATAGTTAAGTATTTTTAGTAGCGGGGGCCGGATTCGAACCAACGACCTTTGGGTTATGAGCCCAACGAGCTACCACTGCTCCACCCCGCAATATATTTTAAGTGTTTTGTACTTCGCTAAAAATAGGACTGCAAAGATATATTTTGTTTCTTTGTAATCCAAATAATAAAAAGTTATTTTGAATAAAAAACCACATAAATCAGGCTTTGTAAACATTATCGGGAACCCAAATGTCGGCAAGTCAACCTTATTAAATGCCCTGGTGGGTGAAAAACTGGCCATTATCACTTCCAAGGCACAAACAACGAGGCACCGTTTAATGGGGATCGTAAATGGCGAAGATTTTCAGATTGTTTATTCAGATACGCCCGGTATTGTTGACCCACATTATAAGTTGCACGAATACATGATGAAATTTATCGACGCTGCATTGCTGGATGCCGATATATTTCTATTGGTGATTGAACTTAACGATCAATTTAATCATCCTGAAATACTCGAAAAAATAAAAAATTCAGGTGTTCCAATTATGCTGCTCATCAATAAAATTGATTTAAGCGATCAGCAAACCATTCTTCAGTTAATGAACGACTGGCAATTAAAATTACCACAGGCCGATATTATTCCCATTTCGGCATTAAATAAATTCAACATTGAGAAAGTTTTTCAAACTTTAGTAGCAAAATTGCCCGAAAACCCACCATATTTCCCAAAGGACGAATTAACCGATAAATCAGAACGTTTTTTTGTATCAGAAATCATCCGCGAAAAAATATTGTTGAATTATAAGAAAGAAATCCCTTATAGTGTTGAAATTGTGGTCGAATCGTTTAAAGAATCCGAAAAACTGGTAAAAATTTTAGCATTCATTTTCGTTGCACGTGATTCACAAAAATCAATCATGATTGGCCATGGCGGACTGGCCCTTAAAAAAGTAGGAACAGCGGCTAGAAAAGACATCGAAGCGTTTTTAGGTAAAAAAGTATTTTTGGAACTCACCGTAAAAGTAAATAAAGACTGGCGGGATCAGGACCTTCAATTAAAAAGATTCGGCTATATCCAGTAA